CCCGTTGCCTTATTCCACTTAACCTGATTATCTACTGGTGTTCCTGTTGTTAGTATTTCTCTAACGTCTATTCCACCTCTTGAAACATATAAAATGTCATAACCTATTAAGTCCGTCCAAGTAATTGTAGTTTCGCCACCTGCTGCCGTGTATTGCTTCATTATTGTAGCACCGCCTGTAATCACTGTTCCGCTAGGGTCAATAGTTGCTCCCGTTGTTCCATAAGCACCAGTCCCTTGTAAAGTAACGCTATAAGTAGCAATGTCTTTATAAGGAGCATTTATATCTAAACTTGTTAAATTGCAGTTGCCGCTAATTATTACTAATCCGTCAACTCCGTTATCTATAACAAACTTTACTAAAATTGTAGTTCTGTTTTTTTGTTGGTTTAAAAGGAATAGATAACCATAACCAGCTAAAGTTATTAGCCCGTTACAAGATATGCTCCAAGAAGCTATGTCGTTCTTATATTCTCTAAACCACGCTGATACCTGACTAGTTACTTCTTTTTGATCAACTGAAACATTAAAGCTGCAATCTGTTGAACACGAAAAAGGTATATCCCTTCCGTCAGGATATTCCACCGAACTAGGTTCGTGATAATAAAGTAAAATATTTTTTCCTATTACTGGTTGTGCCATGTTACAAATTTAAACAATTAAATTGAGCAATAAGTATTACTTACTAAAGTAGCCGTTCCGCCTAATACTTCAGGAACTGTTGAAGCAGCTACATAAATAGGAGCCATATAAGGTATATTATTATAAACTGAATTTCCGTCGCAATCTGTGTATCCATATTCTAGGAAAGGATTTAATGTTTCTAGTCTATAACAATTACAAACTGTTGGTGGTGGTGGTGGAGCATCCCCGTTATTATAAACAGTTCTTATTTCTGAACCAGCTACGTTTACATTATTAATTTGCAGTAAAGTACTTTGTATTGTATCTGAATATAGATCAATAGTTGTATTCCCAAACATATAAAAATCTTCATCTACATTAATAGAAGAAGGGTCAGTATCACCATCTATTTTAATAGGTAAAAATCCATTAACTACACCTACGTTAGTATCAAAACTTGATAAACTGCAATCTATATTTATAATATTCTTTTGGTAAATATTCATATACTGCCTAACAATAATTTGAGCAAGTCCGTCATATATTTGTTCAGGTGTTTCTTGTCTATACCAATTAGATAGTTGAACCAACGTACTATTACACAAAAACCCTTTATAGTTGTTATAACCTTCCATATTTACAGGTAACCCTAAAGGAAGTTCTAAGTTTAATGTATATGCTTCTTCATTACTTAATTTAGATTCAATTAATATTGAATTAAATAATGTTACCATTTCTACTTTAATTGCTCCTATTGTTATTGTTTTTGAGTAACTATAATCCATTATAATACCAACGCTTACTGTTAAAGGAAAAGGCATAGGAGTTGTAGTCATACTAAACTGATATGGAACATCTTTACTTATTTCAGCGTTTAATATTTCGTAATAATCAGGAGGCGTTGGAAGTGCAAAAATTTTCCAAGTTTTATCTCTACTATAATAATAACTATTTGTTGTAGTACTTCCTGATATTACTAATTTAGTTGCTATTGTACCATATAAATCCCAGTTGTTCATTTCAAAAGAAACTTTAACCCTTGATTTATTAGGAAAAAAGATATCAGAAAAAGAAGTAAATGTAGCTGAAGAAGGATTAGTTATAGTATCTAAACGTACATAATTTGTATCTAAATTAGTATTAGGTAAAATAGTAACTACTCCACTTCCTGTTGTAGCTTTAACAAACTCTAAAGGAAATCCGGTACCATCCAAAAACTTTAAATTACCATTAAACATATAGTTACCAGCATATTCTATTTGATTGTCTAATACAATATTGTTATACCCCTTTTTAAATAGTTTAGTTTGTGAATTATCTATAAAATAAAAGTCGCTTGTATTACCCGTATATGGCTGAAGTAAAAATTCATTTGTGCTAACTCCATAACTAGCAACTGTTCCTAATGGAGTATATTCTGTATAGTATCTAGAATCTTGTGCTAATTGGTTTATTGAAATAATACTCCATTTATTATTAGCCTGTATTATTCTAGCACCAAAAGACTTTAATATATTTTCTAATATAAGATACAAGTTTTCGTAAACCCCATTATTATCTATAAAACTATTACCAAAAACGTAAGTCTGGGCAAATGGTTCATATTGACCCCCGTCAGTTCTATCTAACATTCCTTCTGCGTAGTAACTAACATTTGAAATAATGTTTAACCCTGTAGGGAATCCAATGCCATTTAATGAAGTTAAAATAAAAGATAACAAAGTATAGACATTATTATTATCAGTAGGTACACCATTTGAAAAGGTAATATCCTTTAACATTGCTAATCCGTCTACACAGTTAAAAGAAAGTTCTTTTCTTCCTGTAGTAAATCCTAATGTAACTGAATCCGATAAAGTCCAACCTGTAAATATTTGGTTAGCACCTACAAATAGTTTAGCTAAATACTTTCTATCGTTAAGTGTTACCAAATTAGGTATAAATTCACTTGTAGTTCCTGTTGCTTCGTCTGTAACATCTAAAACTATTGCTAATTGCGTAGCATAAATAGGTTCAAACGGGTCATCTGAACTAGGTATATATTGAATTTGAAAACTAATACCCTGAAACTCGTAAACTGTTGTGTCTGCTGTGTCTTCCCACAATTCTAATACTGCGTCCTGTTCAGACTTAGTTTTAAACGGGAAAGAATATTTTTTTATGTATGCCATTATCTTCTTAGGGTTAATGCTGAATTAGAACGTTGTAAAGCTAAAACTAAATCTTGACCTCGTAAAACAAAATTTCCACCTGAAGCAGAACCACCTGAAGCAGCACCACTAGCAAAGGCATTACCCATTACAGCATCTAATTTACTTAAAGGCATAACCGCTTCACTTTCTGAACCTTCACCTATCATTGCTAAAGTAGGGCCAGTTACAATTCCTCCACTTGCTAATCCTAATAATTTACCTAACCCTCCTAATCCGCCACCACTTCCACTTACTCCACCTAATCCAAAGGCACTCATAATAGTTTTAAATATTAAAGCCTGAATAACCATTTGGGTTAATTGCATTGCCATATTTTTAAACATAGTTTCTAAAGCACTACCTACACTTTCACCGTTTGCCATAGCATCAAAAACACCTGTAACACCATTTGCAATACTGCTACTTAATTGACTAGCTAATTGTAATTTTTGATTATATGCATCTAAATCGTTCTTTGTTTTATCTGCTTGTTCTGCTTCATATTGTGTAGCAAAAGCAGGTAATGCAGTAGGTAATTTCTTAGGTGGCACTAAAGTTCCTACTTCGTAATCTATCCCAACTGCTTTACGTCGCATTTCTCGTGAAGGAGCAGCTATTGCGTTAGCAGCACGAATATACTCTTTCATATCATCCGTAGCAGTCTTAGTTTCTGTGCTTTGCTTTTTTAAACTACTTGTAGAAAGCGTAGTTGTATCATTAAACTTTACTTGATCGCCTATTACTGCACCATATTGTGTATTTAAACGCTTTAAATTACCGTCTACTTCATTAATTGCAGCAGCATTTCCGTCTAAAGCCTTTGTTGTTAATGCAGTATTTAATTCGACTACTGACATAGCAGAACCTGCTCCAGTTATAGCACTTTTAATAAACTGCCAAGCCTTTGTTGCACCACCTACGCTTTCACGCATTTGGTTCATATCCTGCATTTGTAATCTAACCTTCTTAGCTTCTTCTTCTGCTATAATTGTAGCAAAAGCCTGTGCCATTGCTTTACGCTTTAAAGCTGCAGCTATCCCGTCAATAATCCCAGTTAACTTAGTTCCGTCTTGAATATCTAATGCTTGTAGTTCTAAATTGCCCTTATACGTCGTTTTAAGCTGATTTAAGGCCCTTTCTCTTTCGGCAGTACTCTTAGTTGTATCTGAAACTATCCCGTTTAAAATAACTAGCTTATCAATTTCTGCCTGTGCTTCGCCTACGTTCTTAGACATAGTTTCGTTCAGCTTAGATAAAGAAGCTTCTGCACCTGAACTTTGAGTAATAAAGTTTAATATTTCGTCGCCAAAAGAAACGAATAAAGAAGATACAACACCAACTGCTAAACCGATACCTGCTGGCCCCATTAATACAGAACCCATAGCCTTTAATGCTTTGCCTGTACTACCTGAAGAAGCCTGTAAACGCTGAAACGATTCTAGTAAAGGGTTAATGTTATTCGCAATACCCATAAAACCATAAGGAGCATCCTGTGCAACCCTTGACAAGTTAGATAAAGCCATTGTAGCTTGACCGCTTGCATTAGGCAACTTTTTAAACGCATTACCTAAATTAGTAGTTGCAGTTACAGTTTCTTGTATATTCTTAACGGCTTGTTGGTTATCTGCCGTTATCGTAATTTTTAACGTTTCTTGTGCCATTTTATTATTTTACTCCGTACAATTTCAATGTTCTTTGCAATTGTTCTTCTGATATTTTAGGCGAATCTAATTCTTCTTCTATTTCATCACTAGGCAAAGGGAAAAACGTTTTAATGCTTTTAGGGTTCTTTTCTGCAGAATTTGATCTATAAATCATATAAGCCAAAGTCCTTGTTCGTTCCCATTCTTTTACCTGTTTGTTCTCATAGGCCTTTCTATATAATAAAAATTCCCGCCACGTTAGCTGCCAGAACTCATTAATCGTTAAGCCAACTTCAATAGCGAGAATAATTACTGAATCCCAACTTATATCACCTAATTTTTTTTTTCGTCCTTCTTCCCCTTCTTTTCCTTTACTTCAGGGTTCATTGAATTTTGCATATACTTGATAAACTCAATTAGCTGACCATCTTTTGCAGATAATCCACCAACTTCATCTATCCATTCGCATACTTCAAATTCCCCAAATTCAATAGGTAACTTGTTTGTCTTATGTCCGCTTTCGGCAGAAGCCCTAACTATGTTTATTATTGTGCTTAGTTCAAAACTACCAGTAGATAAAATATTAATTAAATCTACTAGCGTTTTATTTTCTAGTTCACAAAAACGTTTCATTGCCCAAGTTCCCCACTGTAAAGGAATAGTGTTGTTGTTTGTCTTTAGTTCGTACATATGGTAGGTTTTTTATTAAGTTGTTTCTGTCTGAGTTAAAGGCGGAGCAGCTACTACAAAAGTTGCAGTAAACTTAACATCGTCTTTATCGTCAGCAGTTACACCCCAATCGCTTATCCAAACTGTACCTGAATAAGTAATGTCGCCTGAAGTAGGAACTGCTTTACCAAACTTAGCAGCAAAAATAGTACGTGCAGTATGTGCAGCATATAATTGTTGGTAAGAATCTTTTGCAGGTGTTCCTGTTTCATCAATCGCAAATCCTTCGCACTCAATAGTTTGAGAGAAAGAAGGGCTTGGAGTGTAAGAATCGCCACATTTAGAAGTAGCGTCAATTGTGTCAAGAGTTGAAGTAATTGAGTTTGAAGTCAAACAAGCAACTGGTTTGAAAGTAGCATCGCCATCGATATCTACTAGAAGGATAATATCCCTTGCTGAAATTTTAGTTTCTGCCATTTTATTAGATTTGTGTTATTATTATATTATAAGTTATAATCGTTCTAAATACGTTTTCAAGTGGGCTTAACCCGTCTAAATTTCTGATACTTTCAACACTTAAACTTGATGCATTCCACCCAGTACTAAGCGTTACATTTGTGTCAGAATTTATAGCAGTTAAAATCAAATTACTAATTTCTTCAGAACGTTTGTACCCAAAGTTAGCACTTTTTGTAACAATGTCCACTACTATACTTGTATTATTAGTATAACCGCTTTTTCCTTGTTCTTGACTTGACGTTCTGCCTGTTAAAATTATATATTCATTTGGTGCTACGTCAGGAGCAAATCCGTCGTAAACTGGTATACCTACGGAAGCCAAGTTAGTTACGAACCATTTCTTTATTTCTAAGCTAGCGTTAAACATTTAGCATTTTTTTTATTCTTGATATTAATTTAGGCTTTTCAGTTTCAAACGAAGGTATTAAAAACGCTTGTGGCCTCATATTTACTTTTCTTATATTTTTACCCTTAAATAATATAGCTAAGTCTTCATATCCTACGGGTATGTCTACTAAACCACCTGTCCCAAATTCAATATATGCAGCATATTTAGCTTTAGCTTCTACGTCATACGTTAACCCATTTGCAGAAGGGTCTATTCCTATTGAACCCCTTAAAAAGCCCATATCAATAGGAGCAAGCCTTTTAGCACTTGAAGCAATAGTTAAAGCAGAAGAATTCATTTCGTCTGCTAAATCTTGAGTTAATTTAGTATCAATACCCTTTAAGGCGGTTTGAATTTCTTTTATCCCTGTAAGGTTTATTCCAAATGCCATTATGAATAAATTACTAATTCTAAAAACCTATGCTGATTTTCTACGTCTTTTATTGAATGTATCGTATATCTAACTGAATCTATTTCTAATTGGTAACTATCAGTAATAGTAACCCCGTAACGAATATAAAGCCTATTTAGTCTATCAAATTCTAGTCTACCTTCATCTACTGCCCTAGCTTGATTATCAGGCCTTAAATCGCCCCATACAGTTGTTTGTAGGGTAAACGCATTTGTGTAGCCGCCCTGCCCGTCGCTAGTTAAAGTTGAAGCATACAATTTAACTTCCCTAGTCATTGTATTAGCGTCTATGTATGTCGATTTGGCTTTTCCTAGTTTCATATTATAATATTGGGCTTATTCTTGTCCAACGTTGGCAAGCCTTCCAAGATTTTTCACAAATACCTGTATTAGCATCTAATCCTCTATTCTCGTAATCGTAGCTTACTTGGTCTAATATAGCTAACTTTAAATCACTTGGTACAGTTGTATAACCTACCGTGTAAGTAGCTTTTAAATTAGCGTATGTAGGACGTTGTAATTTAGGGAACTGCCCACCTACTAAAGTGTATCCTGTTGCGTCTAAAGTTGTTCCTGCTTCTGTTATTAAAGAAGTAAAACTAACTACAGGGCCATAAGGAAGTTCAAATTTCCCGTCAAAGTTACTAAACCAAACTACTGCACCTTTAGGAATTAAACTTAAGCCAGTAGCTACTTCTATTGCTTCCCTAGCTTGTTTAATCATTAATTCTATTTGAGTATCGTCAGCAGTTGTAGTTACCCTGCAATAAAGTTTAGCCTCTGCAAGTGTTACTGGTTCTACTATTGTCCCCGTTGGAGTTAAAGTAAAATCTAAAATATAGTTAGAATAAGCCATATAGTTCTTTTTACAAATTTAGTTAATTAAATCCAATAAAAAACCCCCACCATTTACGGTGAGGGAATTTATTTAATAAACTTAATTGAACATTAAGAATATATCTTCTAACTATGCGTTAACTGTTGCATAAATCGCTGAAGATGAAAGCATTAGGTTAATATCTTCCATGCACTCAATACGTGCAGTTACTAAGTTCTTTTGGAAGTTAGTTCCGTTCTCATAAGAGAATTCAATTGCTAATGATTCAGTTTCTACTCTTTCGATGTAGTCTTGGTCAATAACTAAAGCTTTATCGTTAGTTACCCAACTAGCAGAAATTACTGGAACACCCCAGATTGTCATTCCGCCCATTGGACTTACAACAACTGAACCTGAACCTGCGTAATAACCAGCAGCGATAGTAGCTTTCAGTAATTTACCCATTTGGTTTTCGCTAACTAACACATAAGAAGCGTTAAAGTTTGCAGCCTTTTGGTTACCGATATAATCTACTAATTGTAACAAATCGTTAGTTTCTGCAGTTGTAGTTGAACCTGTTGCAGCACCTGAAACAACACCAAAGAAAATAGCGTTCTCTTTCTTGAAGAAATCACGTTGTAATAATCTTGGTAAAGTTTGAGTGATGAAAGGTAAACTCTTAAGCATTTGCTTAGAGAAAGTAGAAAAACCAGCGATATAATCAGTAACTATTTTAGTTTCTGTTAATGCGTAGTCGTTCTGTCCTTTGTCGTCGCCTTCAGTTTGTGCAGCAATGTTGTTTACATTACCAGCGTTCTCACGATACTGAACATAAAGTCCAGTTGTGCTTTGAACTGTAGGTACTAAATCTCTAAAGTTTACTTTTTGTGCAGGGAATATAGCTTGACGTGTGCTATAAGAAGCCACTGGATCACCAGTTAAGCTATTGCTTAATAACATATTCTTTACTTCTTTCAAATCCATACGGTAAGAACCGTTAGAACTTTTAAGAGCATACTCTAATTCACCGAACTTACCGTCTAATTTTTCTAAGATAGCTTCGTTAATGTTCTTGCTTTCTTTCTTTTCAGCCTTCACTTGCTTTGCAGCTTGTGCGTCGAATTGCTTTTGCATTTCGTCTTTTACTACACTAATTGTAGATTTTACTTCTTCGATTTGAGCAGATACGTCAGCCTTTAAGCCTTTTACGTTTTCTGCCATTTCGTTAATTACGTTTTCCATTTTTACTTTTTAAATAGATTGTTAAATTGATTAATTGCCTTTGTTACTTCTTCGTTACTTGGTTCTTCAATAGCTATCGGCTGAACTGCGTCTGCGGGTTCAGTGAATTCTTTTACTATTTCTAATTCTAATAATGAAGCCTGTATTCTTTTTATTTGAATTTCCATTAAAGCAAAAGTGTCGTCTGTGAACGAACCACCTCTAAACGCTTTAATTAGATTGTCTAATTGTATTGATAAACCTTCTTTAGTTTCAACTCCTTCGCTTTTAAATCCTAGCGTTGGTGTTTCAGGGTTTGCACCCCAAAGAACTGCTGAACCTTCGTAAAGTTTTAATTCTCTAATTG